GGCTGGTGGCTGGTGGCTGGTGGCTGGTGGCTGGTGGCTGGTGGCTGGTGGCTGGTGGCTGGTGGCTGGTGGCTGGTGGCTGGTGGCTGGTGGCTGGTGGCTGGTGGCTGGTGGCTGGCGATGTGGATTACCTCGGCTAACCAGCCTGGCGGGAGCTCGGGCGTCTCGCTGGCGCGGACCCAGAGTCTAAAGGTTCGTTGATAGTCGCTATTTCGGCACCAACAGGAGGGGAGACATTGGACGGTTTGCTTGATGATTTTTGCGAAGATTTGAGGGGCGCGGCGTTTCCCTGGGTAATTGGGTTATCCATTACAGGCCGTCCAAATAATTGTAATAAGGCCCGCTCTACTACTTGAGCACGGCTGAGGCGCGAAGATTTTGCGTAATTGTCAACCAAATCGAAAAGCTCTTGATCTAAACGAACATCGATTTTTTTAGTTTTTAGCATTTTCACCCCGACAGTGTCGGACACAAAAGGGCGGGTTGCAAATAAGTATTATTCCCTACTTGACATACCCGACATTGTCGGACAAGGTCGGCAAAGATGAAAACATCAAATAAAGAAATAAAACTCTCTGCGCGACTCCCTGAGACGCTCGGTGGGCTGCTGGCCGACGAAGCCAAGCGGCGTTTGTGCAGCAATTCTGATGTGGTGCGTTTAGCGTTGCTGCGTTTTTTGCGCCCTGACGGTCAGACAAAGTCTGATGTTGTCGGGAATCATGGAGGTCAACTATGAGCCGTCGCTTTTATTGCCGGGCTGTGGATCCGTTTCGGGGTCCGTTTGGCGACTACGTGGACGCCTCGAGCCGGGAGGCTGCGCAGGCGCGTTTTTTTGAAATTTTCGGATTGCGGCCGTTTTCCGTGGAGGTGGACAAATGATCACCCCTGATGCCATCCACTACATTACTTGGACCTGGGAGGCGTTTTGCGCTCTCGGACCGGCTGCGGCGCTGGCGTTGATCGCCTGGAGGATCGGAACATGATTGAGCAACATTATTCACCGGCGCAGCTCGTCAAGCTCCTCAGCCTTTCGAGATCGGCAGTTCAGTCGCGCCTTTATGACGGGACTTTCCCGCATGTCCGCCTCGGGGATCGCATCCTCATCCCTGAATCCAGCATCAAGCGAGTCCTCGAGGAGGGCCGCATTGGGGGCTCGGTTTATCTCCGCCCTGGTCGCAAACCGTGGGTTGCGTCGATCACATAGCCGCCGCCGTTTTTTGTTTTTATGGAATCCCCTTTGATGAAAGCCGACGCCTTGGAGTCTGCCGCGCCTTTTCTTTTTGCGGAGGCGGAAATCGGGGCTGAGAAGCTCGAGGCTACTGGAGAGTTTAGCGGGGAGCGGTTGCTTGCCCGCCGGCCGGAGGTTTACCGGGCGATCTGCCGCATGAGCGCCGAGGGGCTGAGCATGTCGGCCATGGCTCGAGCCTTGGGAGTCAGCCGCAACACGGTGGCGGCGGTCCAAGAGCGAGAAGGAATTTCTATAGAGCAGCATAAAAAGGAGTTGCTGCGGAATGTGCGGACTGCGGCGCGGCTTTCGGTGGAGCGGGTCGTTGAGTTGGTGCCGACTATTAACAACGCCAAGGATGCGGCCATTGTGGCCGCTGTGATGGTGGACAAGCTGCAGTTGTTATCGGGTGAGGCGACAAGCCGGGTGGAGAAGGTTGAGGTTTCCCAGGACAAACTAAGCGAGATGCTGGCCAGCCTGCCGCTCCTCGAGGCCGAAGTTGTCCCGGTAACCGGTCCAAGCGGGAGCGGGTCCACACAAAAGGGGCTGCTTGGCGTGGGTGCCGGGAGCGTGTCGGGATGCCTGGCCGGGCTGGTCTCTGATACCGAATCAGAAGGGTTATACTACGCAGACGGCAGGCGGGACACCACTTTAGACACCACTTGCGCCGTCGAGCCGGTCGAGGTCGAGGCCGTGGCGGTCGATCAAGAGGGGGGGGAGGGGGTCGGATTTTCGGACACCCCCCCATTACATAGCACTGATTTGGGTGAGCAGAAAATTTTATGCAAAGGGGCCTCTGTATCGCAGGAGGCCGCTGAGGAGCTTTCCACTAACTAACCTATGTCTGACTCAAAAAATAAAAAAAACGCGGCGGTGGCCGCTGCTGTGACACCGGAGGCGGTGCCTGATCAACCGGTGAAGGTGAAGGTGTATCGCCCGACTCCTAACCGCTACCTGATGCAGGTGCAAATTCCTACGGGCGAGGCGGGCACGATGCGTGTGGCGCTGATGCGGGTGAAGGACAGCCGGTTCTACCGCCCTGGCGAGATGGTTCCGGCGATGCCTGGGGAGCAGGACATCTGGATGCCTCTCAAACAACGCTTTGCCCCTGCTATTGGATCTTTATGAAAAAAACAAAAACCCTGTATCAAGATGCGGTCGTGAGCGTTGCGCTTTATCGCCGTTTCTTGGAGCAAAAAAAAACAGCCCCGAAAAAATGAAAACACGATTGATTGTCATCGACACGGAAACGGGGGGCTTCGACCCCTCGACAAACGCGCTCTTGAGCGTGGCGGCAGTGGATTCCATGGATGGAGAGGCGTTTACTGCAATTATTAAGCCGAATCCTGAGTGGATTTGCGAGCCCGAGGCGCTGGCGAAGAATGGCTTTACGCTGGATTTTCTGGAAAAAAACGGGCGGCCGGAGCGTGATGTGATGCAGGACTTGGCTCTCTGGCTGGGCACGCGCCGGTTCTCGGTGCTGGCTGGCTGCAATGTGGCTTTCGACCGTGACTTCCTTCGCACGGCGTTTGCGCGGAATGAGCTGACATGGCCTATGGGCAAGCTGGTGGACCTGCAAGCGGCTGCGTGGCTGGCCTACGAGGCGGACGCGCTTCCCCTGCCGGTGGGCAAGGATGGGCAGCCTCGGTTAAACCTGGACCATATCGCGGCGTCGCTGGGCTTCTCCCGCTCGGGGAAGACTCACAATGCCCTGGAGGATGCGCTGATGACGCTGGCGTGCTTCCACCGCCTGCATCGGCTGGTCGAGATGGCCCCTAAGAATGTGACTGCATGAGAGAGGTCCCTTACTCCGAGTTTCGAGCACTGGTCAGTTGCAATGGTTCCATGAAGGCGTTGCATGGCTGCGATGCCCGAGTGGGCGGTATTTCCATGCGACATGCGCTGGAGATGTCGGCGGCTTGCGACCGGTGGCTGGCCTCCAGGGGGCTTCGCACTCGGAGCGTTTGGTGGGATTCGCAGCTTCAAAAAAGAAAGAAAAAATAAGTATGTCAAACTGGATAAAAATGCGCAGCAACCTTTGGAACGATACTCGTATCGCCAAGATTTGCGACATCACAAACAAGCCCGAGCGCGAGGTCATCGGCGGGCTGTATTGGATATGGTCAATGGCCGACGAGCAGAGCACGGATGGACGGTTGGAAGGACTCTCCCTCGGAGCCATCGACCGCAAGACGGGTTTCAAAGGACTCGGAGCGGCCTTGGTAAAAGTCGGGTGGATTTTGGAAGATGAAGACGGCGTGGAGATTGCACGCTTCGATGAGCACAATGGAGCGTCTGCAAAAAAACGCGCTGTGATGGCTAAAGCGTCATCAAGATACAGAAGTTCGTCATCAGACCGTCATGCACCCAGTATGACGGATGCATTACGGGTAGATGACCTAGATAAGAATAGAATAGATAATACCCCTATAAGTCCCCAAGGGGACATCGAGTTGGTCATGGAATGCGAACCAACACCGGCACCACCGCATCCTGTCCTCACCCGCTTCCGAAACCTCTTCCACATTCGAGCCGAGACACCTCTCGACTCATCCGCCACCCGTGCTTGGGAGAAAAATAAAAAGGCGGCGGCGGACGTGAGCGAAGAGGATTGGCGCTTCCTGGAGTGGGCCTACCGGCAAAAAGAAGGCGCGGCCGCGCAGTTCCGCCGCAAGGATTTATCCACGCTTCTCAACAACATCCTCGCCGAGGTGACCCGTGCCCGCGATTGGGCAGGCCGCTCGGGCATGAGCCTCTCGGCAGCGCCCGCAGTCTCCGCTGAACCGGAAGGCTGGCAAGACCTTGTGACCTCTGAATTTCCCGAATGCAACCTCTCTACCTGGTCGCTTCTCCCTGATTCCATGAAAGCTTGGGTGCGTGAAAAACATCGCACCCAAGCCGCAGCATAAAAACAAAAAAACCAACATGATAAACGTAATCGAAACGATTGAACTTAAATCCACCGACACGGAGGCATTCTGTGTCGTGACGCGACACAATGCGGAGTGTGTCAATGACTTCCTTTGCTGGCAGGTCGGCACCTATGAGAGCCGCCCCATGGATGACCCTATCTACGCCCCTATGACGCACGCCGATGGCTCGCCCATGGTGAACGCGGACGGCACGGAGATGTTTCGCCTCCTCGGCCATGAGGTGAACCCGACCGTGTGCTGCAAGGTTTTCCACCTTCTCGGCTTTGGATCGAACCTCCGGAAGGCCACCGCCATGGCTGCTTCGAGAATCAAAAAATGAAAAACCCCCTTCCCGAAAATCAAATCGCCGAAAAAGCCGTCGTCGGCGCGGCGGTCAGCGATGGCCGCACGGCCGATAGCGTGCTCGAAGCGCTCACGCCTGAGCAATTTGTCTTGCCCGCGCACCAGTGCATCATGGGCATCGTCGCCGCCATGCGGCAGGGCGCCCGGCCGGTGGATGTCATCCTGGTCACGACCGAGTTGGAGAAGGCTGGCCAGCTTGAGGAGTGCGGCGGCTACGCCTATCTCACTGAGCTTGTGCAGGAACTCGCCATCACGATGAACTGGCGGCACTACGCTGCCGAAGTGCTCGACGTGTGGAAACGCCGGGCCATGCGCCAAGCGGCCCTCGCCATGGCCGAGGCGGCAAACGACTTTGCACTCACCACAGAGGATGCCCAAGAACGCTGCGAGCAGGCCCTCTACGCCCTCCGAGACACCTCGACAAGGGAAAACCCCGTCTCGCACTGCCGAAACGCCGTGCTGGCCGCTGTGGAGCATATCGAGAATGTGCATCGCCACAGAGGAGAAACGGTAGGGCTTACGACTGGCGTCCACGATCTGGACCGCTCCACAGGCGGGCTTCTTGGCGGGCAGATGATCGTCATTGCAGCTCGCCCTGCCTGCGGCAAGTCGGCTCTTGGCATGCAGGTAGCCTTGCATAGTTCCATGGAAAAAGCCGTTCCCACTCTTGTTTTTAGCGTGGAAATGCCAAGCCAAGAATTGATGGTTCGGGCTATTTGCTCGGAGGCGTGTGTTGATCTTCAGCGTGTGCGCGACGGTTTTTTCAAGTCCGGAGATTTGAATACGGTGTCCGCTGCGGCCTCTCGACTCACAAAAACGCCACTCTACCTCGACGACACGCCGGGGCTTACCGTGGCGCAGTTCCGCTCCCGTGCGCGTCGCGCTAAGGCCCAGCATAATATCGGGCTAATCGTGGTCGATTATTTGCAATTTATGGCAGGATCGTCCAAGCGAGCGGGTGATTCCCGTGCTCTTGAGGTTTCTGAGATTTCCCGGGCAATTAAGCAGACAGCCAAGGAACTTGATATTCCTATCATAGCCTTGGCGCAGCTCAACCGTGACGCTGAGGAAAGCGCCAAGCCTAAGCTCTCGAACCTTCGTGAATCCGGAAGCATCGAACAGGACGCCGATATTGTGCTTTTAATCCACCGCTTGGATAAAAACAAAAAACGCGATGAAGAAGAAGAGCCTCTTGAATACAATACGCTTCTGATTGTGGCAAAAATAAGAAACGGGAAATCCGGCGACATTAAGCTCAATTTCAAGGGGGAACATACGATTTTCCGAAATGTCACTGAAAAACTCTATAGCAACAACCAGAACGAAAGGCAAAAACAATGAATGAAAGCGAATTAGATAACTTAATGGTTCTTACTTACTGCAAAGAACAAGGTCAATTTCATATTGGCTCTGTAGTGGAAGAGCGAATTCAATCAATCAGAAAATGCAAAAACAAAAATAAAATCCCAAGTTACTTATTCTTATGTGTTTTTCCAAAAGACAAATCCCCCTCCATTTATATTAGGGCTTTTTCAAAAATGCTTAACATTAAATGGGATGAGAAGAAAATCCGCTGGATAGCAATAAAATAACACATGACCATTCACCACACATCCACCCGCAATATTACCGAATATCACTTCGATCTTGACGCAAACACGCCCTCCCCAAAGTGTCCGGACACTTTGGATAAAGTGGTGATTACCTTTGAGAACGGCAAATTTTCTCGGTGCGATTTCCCGTTTCGAGGCACCTACACCCGCGAGCAGTGGTCGATGCTGGCGGAGATCGAGAACGAGATTCACCGCATCGAGCTCGGTCTTTTGAAATGAGAGAATCGGTAAGCCGTGAGTGCCAGTCGGTGAGAGTCACGCAAGGCGGCCGAAGTCTGAACGGAAAATTTGCGGATGGCTCAAATCATTATGACCTCCCTCTTTCAGGTCTCCACAAACCACGGACAAAGAGCCGGGGCGCGGCGGATACGCGCACAACAACCTTCAACCCACCCATAAAACAAATGTCAATCATCTCAGATTCAGCCATATCCTGCCCTGCCTGCCACCGCGAGTGGCAGGACCACCCTGGAGCCGCACATTGTTGCAAGCTCGCCACCGACCTGGCCGCCAACCTCCGCGCCGTCCTCACCTATACGCGCCCACCGGAATACAACCGCGACATCGGCGCACAGGAGGTTTTCTTCGACCTCATGGAAAACGCCAGGCGCTTGATCGTGAAGGCGCGGACTTTTGAAAGCGAGCTATGAGCCGACGACCAACACCAGAGACGGATGCCGAACGACGGGAAGGACTGATTCGAGGGAATGCAGTTCCGACGCACGTTGTTCCGGTTGAATTTGCTGAAGAGCTGGAGCGCGAGCGAGACGAGGCGCGGGAGGAGCAAGAAAAATACAAAGCATGGGCCGAAGATTCCAAACGCAACGCGGCTTATTCGGTCGAGCTTTATTACCAAGAGGCAAAAGAGGCAAAAGCCATTGCCGACGATCTGGCCGCCATCGCCTCCCACTGCCTCGGATCGCATAGCTTTGCATCGAATGACACTGCCATAAAAATTGCCGCTGCGTTGAAGCGTTGGAAGAAATCCAAATGAACTCCCTCCGCGACTACATCGCCCTCCGCCGCATCGATGCCATCCATGCGCTCAACCTCCTCCAAGACGCCGGAGTCATCTCCGACCTGTGCGTCACGGTCGATGATGTCGGCGACGCTGGCAAGGCCGTCGCCTGGTTAAGCCTGCATGAGGATGAACTGAAAAGGGCTACAAAATGAAAGAGGTAGATTGTCTGGTGCATACATCCGCTGATGATTTGCGGGTTCAAACCAGGTATTTCCGCATGACGGGCGTTTATCCTGAGAGCGCTGTTCTGCGCGAAGCTCACGAAACTTGCGTGCGGCTTGGCTACAAAACAAAGGCGAAAATTTTGCAACCCCTTCTGAAGCGGCCATGATTCCTCAAACCAAAAGCCCAGTCATCCCCGAGATCGTCATCGAAGGCCGCCGACCGGACGGCACCTTTGTTGTGCAGTATCGTGGCCAACGCCTGGGAGCCACCGAGGCGCAGTTGCTTGCCATCCACCGCGAGCGCGAGGAGCAGATCGCCCGCATGGTGGAGGATCCGTGGCGCTACGGGTGGGAGAATCCCGCTTGGGCGCGGGCGGATGCCGCATTCTCGGAGTTGCGGGAAAAATTTCCAAAAGGCGTTACAGAGCTTCTCATCCTCGGCGGAAACCGCTCGGGCAAGTCGCGCTACTATGCGCGGCGGGCCATGCAACACCTCGTCAACAAACCCGGCGCAAAGGTGTGGTGCCTGCAAAGCACGGAGGCCGCATCAATCCAGAGCCAGCAACCCTACATTTGGGAATATCTGCCGCAGGAATGGCGGCCGGCCGGAAGTGGCAAACTCAAAAAAGGCAGCGTGGCAAACATCACCTACTCGCAGAAAGGGGGATTCACCGAAAACTCGCTGGTGCTGCCGAATGGATCGCAGTGTTGGTTCAAATTTTACTCGATGGATGTCACCTCTATCGAGGGCAGTGAGTTGGATTTCGTATGGGCCGATGAATTGGTGACGCCGGATTGGATCGAGGCGCTGCGCTTCCGTTTGCTCACCCGCGACGGCGAGCTGGGCATCGGCTTCACGCCGATTGAAGGCTACACAACGACTGTCAAAGAATACCTCGACGGCGCGAAGACGATTGAAGAAGTCGATGCCCCGCTCCTGCCGCGCTACCGCGAGGGCAACTTGATCGGCTTGGAGCAAGTGCCGCGCATCCAGCAATGCACCCGCGAGAAAGCCCGAGTTGTTTATTTCCACACCAGCGACAACCCCTACGGAAACCCCGAGGCCATGGAGACGGAGCTGCGCGGCAGCAACCGCGAGCGAATCTTGATGCGTGCCTATGGCGTGCCGACAAAAGCCAAGATGTCGATGTTTCCAAAATTCCGCGAAGGCGTGCATGTGGTGCCTGCCGACAAGGTGCCGGGCGATGGCACGGTCTTCCAATTTGTCGATCCCGGCGAGGGCAAGACATGGGCCATGTTGTGGATCCGCTACACGCCGGATGGCCGGTGCTGGATTTACCGCGAGTGGCCCGACCAGCTTGAATACATCGAAGGCGTGGGTTATCCCGGCGCGTGGGCCGAGGCGGATGGCAAGCTGCAAGACGGCCGCCCTGGGCCTGCCCAAAAAGCCTGTGCCGGTTTTGGATTCGATGACTACAAGCGCATCATCGAAGCCGCCGAGAAAGCCGACTCCGCCGAAGTCGCCGAGCGTTGGATGGATAGCCGCTATGGCAACACGCCGACCATGACGCATGAAGGCGTGCGCACGCTCATCGAGCAATGCAGCGACCGCATCGGGCTCGACTTCCGCGCCACCAGCGGGCAGGCCATTGTGGAAGGCGTCACGCTCATCAACGATTGGCTGGCCTACAACGAAGACGCGCCGGTCGATGCCCTCAACTCACCGCGACTCTACATTTCCGACCGCTGCAAAAATCTCATCTACGCGCTCAAAACTTGGACCGGTGCGGATGGCAAAAAGGGAGCGACCAAGGATTGGATCGACATCTGCCGCTACATCACGCTTTCCGGCGTGGGCTACGAAGACCCCGCCATGCTGCGAGCCCGACCAGGAGGCTGCTATTGACACCCTCACCCTATAATAAAATTCGCATGAAACTACTCCGTCGCCGCGATGTCATGGCCCGTCTTGGGGTCAGCGCCAAGCAAGTCACCAAACTCATCGATGCAGGCATCCTGCGCCCACTCCTCAAGCGTGGCTGCCGCGCCTGGTATCGAGCCGCTGATCTGGAAAAATTAACATGAGCGAAGAACGCATTCGATTTGATGGCTCACTGAGCCGAAACAAAAAACAGGAAAAGCCAACGCAGCCTTCGCATAAAGGTTCCTGCACCATCGAGGGCGTGCCCTACTGGATCAGCGCGTATGTGAACGAGAGCCGCGACACCAAGGAAAAGTATTTCAAGCTCTACTTTGAGCCAAAGAAAGGCGAGTGGGCCGCGACCGCCGCAGAGCAAATCGCCGTGCCTCTCTCCGAGTCTCCTGACATTCCCTTTTGATGAGCGCCGAAGACCTACAAGCCGCATGGTGCGTGCCGCCCGAGGAACTCTGGTTCCGCACCGTCTTGGCAAAAATAACCGACGCCATCGAAGACGCCGCCGACATTACCTGCATGCCGCAAACGGCGCAGAACCCGGGTCTGCTGGCCCACAGCGCAGGCGGCTTGGAAGCCCTTCGCACCTTGCGCGAAGAGATCGAGCGCACACGCGCCGAGGCATTCGATTCCAAGAAATAAGTCGTCTTTGTTTTCTTAAAAAGGAATCGGGCGCAAGCCGCCAAGCAATGCGCCCGATCACATAAACTACGAAATAATCCTAGCACACCCGCTCACCCTCGCGCAAGCCAAAATAAAAAAGGGTGAATAGTTTTCACCCTTTCTGGCGTTCACCTGGTGAAACAAAAAAGAATATAGGTAAGCCAAGTTTCCCCTCCTCCGTGGTCTCCGTGTCCTCCGTGGTGAAATCTTTTTAGCGCCCGTTAGCGCCCATTTAGTCCCGTTAGTGCCCGTTACGCCAGCAGCCCATTCCCTTTCGGAAAATCAGCAGGCAGATTCCGAATCAAAGGCGAGTGCTGAACTGCTCGCCGCGAGTCCGTGAAAATGTCGGACCCGCACGCAGCCTCAGTTCTGACACATACCCGCGACTTGGACGCAAAACAAACCATGGACCAGACAGAAACAGCATTCAGCATCGGCGACGTTATCGACACGCTGGGAATCACACTCCCGACTATCGATGAGACACCGGAAGCCGCAGAGGCCACACCGGAAACAGACGCGGATGAGACCACCACTGACATAAACCCCGAGGATCAGCCCGAGGAAACCGACGCGCCGGAAACGGATGCCGACGACTCCACGGAAGATTCTGAACAACCCGAAGACCCCGCCGAGGAAGAGGACGACACCGCCGAGGAAGACCCCGAGTCTGCCGAAGCCCCCGCCGTCAAGAAGCTCGCCAAGCGAGTGGACAAGCTCACCGCCCGCGCCAAAAGCGCCGAGGAGCATGCCACCAGCCTGCAAGCCGAACTCACCGCTACCAAGGATGCGCTCACCCGCGCCCAGCCTATCGTGGTGCAAGATGCCGCCGACCCATTGGCGGATGTCACTACGACCGAGGCCCTGGAGAACCGACTGGCCGCAGCGAATACGGTGCTCGACAATGTGCCCGACCTCATCGCCCAAGCCGATATGGATGGCGAAGTGGAAGTGCCCATGGGAGACGGCAGCACCCGCAAGTTCACGAAGCAAGAGCTTCAAGAACGCTTGCGAATCGCCCGCCAGATTCTCAAGGCCGAGCCTTCCCGCCGCAACTATCTCGCCCAGCGAGAGAATTTCCAGCACGAAGCCCGGCAGGTTTACCCCGAGTTGTTCCAGGAAAAATCCGAAGCCCGGCAGATGATGATGGCTACGCTGCAAGCGTATCCCGGCATCGCCAAGCTGCCGAACCTCGAACTCGTCATTGGAGACGCCATTCGTGGCCAAGCCCTCCGCTTCCAGCAAGCCGAGGCTCTCCAAAAGAAAGCCGCCACAGCCAAGGCCAAACCTGCCGCATCCGCAGCAGCCAAGCCCGCCATGGCCCCCAAGGTTGTCAGTCCCTCAGCCGCCCCCAAAACCAAATCAAAATCCGACCCGCTCGAAGCGCTGAAGAAATCTGGAAACCGTGATGCCGCCGAAAACTTCGTCGCCTCACTTTTCAACTAACTAACCCCAATGCCCCCCCAAACCTAACCCCACCCCCAGAATATTATGGCAGCTACACCCATCACGACAGTCAAAGGCCAACGCGAGGATCTCTCCGACGCAATGGTCCTCATCGAACCCGGCGATACACCGCTTTTCTCCATGTGCAAAAAGGCCAAGGAGCCAACCAATGTGCTCTTCCAGTGGCCTGCCGACCGCTACAACGACCCGCAGACAGCAGGCGTCCTCGCTTCCGATGATGTCACCAGCTTCGACGACCAGCACGCTAACCGCGTCCTCCTCAGCGGCCGCATCCAGAAAGTGCGCCGGGCGTTCCAAGTGGACGACCTCGTTGAAAATGTCGCCGACCTCGCAGGAGTCGGCAAAAAGCAAGCGTTCAACAAGTCCGCTGCCAAAGCTCTCGTTGAGCTGAAGATCGACATCGAAGCCATCATGGGCTCCGACAATGACAGCCAGGTGCAATCTGGCGCAAACCCCTACAAGACCCGTGGCGTCGGCGAGTGGATCAAATCCACAGCGCAGGCTGATACGGCTACCGCAGTGGACACCACGTTCCGCACCCCAGCGGCTTCGATCAACACGACCGCGACCACTTCTCTCACAGAGAACAATGTCATCGACGTGCTTCAGAGCATCTACGGCGTGCGCCGCGCTCGCCGGAACTACGACCTCGTTTGCGGCGTCGCTCTCAAGCGTGCGTTCACAAACTTCATCCGCACCCAAGCGGGCAGCACGAATGTCATGTCCTCCGTGCGCACCTTCAACGCCAATGTTTCCGACAAGAAGATCGTAAACACCATCGACATCTACGAAGGCGACTTCGGCGTTCTCTCGCTGCATGTCTCGACCTACCTCGCTCATGGCGCGGCAGCCGCCGTTTCAGCCGCTCGCGGCTATGTGCTCGACATGGACCTCGTTTCCATCGGGTTCAATCGCAAACCAAGAATGGAAGAGCTTGAAGACCGTGGCGGTGGACGCCGTGGCTTCTGCGACGCCATCTTCGGCGTAGCGGTCAGCAACCCGCAGGTTCTCGGCAAATTTGCCGCAACGACCTAATTCCGCCCCCCAGCCCTTGCCGGTGGCCCCTCGTCTCAGGACAGGCCACCGGCAACCGGGCTCCCCTTTTTGACAATGGAAATCCTCAAAGAAGCCCTCAGCGACCTCCCCGGCGACCTCGCCGAAGGAGCAAAAAGCGAACTCTTCGAGCAGTGGAACTCCCGCGCCGTGCAGGCCGACGCCCGCCAGCACGCCATCGCCGCCGACCACGCCAAGCAAGACCTCCGCTCCATCGAAGGTGTGGGCGCTTTGACCCTTTCCGTTGACCCCCAAATTTATCACTTCTGGAATTGGAAAGTCCCCGGCTGCTGGCGTGATTCCGATTTCATCGCCTGGTTCAAACGCAACTTCCCTCAATGCGTCGTGAAATGCGGCGGCACAGGGAAGTTCGCCATCCTCATGCCCGGCCTACGAACAGCATGACTGAATCCGACGAGCCAGACCGCGACACAAAATACTGGATCGGCCAGCTCACCGAAGCCGCCACCGATGGCGGCTGGTTCTCCTCCGTCCGCTCGCGGAACTACGACACCCGCATGGCTCTGTGGGATGGCCAATCCTCCGATGGCCGCAAGTGGGCCAGCAACTACGGCAAAAATGTTTTCCCCTGGGAAGGCTCCGCCGACAGCCGCATCCGCCTCGCCGATCTCGTCTGCAACCGCGAGGCCCAGCTTTGCCTCACCGCCACCTTTGCCGCCCGCTTGCAAATGATGCCGGTCGAATCCTCCGACGCCCTCTCCCGCACGGCCGCCGAGGCCGTGTTGAAGTGGATGCTCTTCACCCACTGCGCCAGCGACCTCCGGCGCGAACTCGAACTCGCCCTCAACATCCGCGCCACCTACGGCATCGCCATCATGGGCGTGTTCTGGAAAACCACGACACGCATCGAGGAAAAATCCGTCAGCCTCGAAGACATCATCCTCATGGCCCAAGAGCAAGGCGACCCGAACTCGCCCTTTGCCATGCTCATCGGCGCCATCCTCGACCCGCTCCAAGAGGAAGTCGCCATCGAGCTCGCCGAGCAATATGCCCCCGGCACCGGCACCGCCGCCAATATCCGCAAGCTCCGTGAAGGCGGCACGGTGGAATACTCGGTGCCCTATATTTTTGAGAGCAAGCCCGAGTGGACCGCCCTCGAGCCCTTCAACGATGTCATCTTCCCCACCGCCACCTACGACCTCCAACGCGCCCCATGGATCGCCCGCCGCGAGATGGTGACTTGCGAGGAGCTGGAAGAGCGCACACTTACCGAGGGCTACCCCTACGAATTTTACGAGAAGGCAGAGAACTACAAGGGCGCAAGCCTCTGGCCCGTCTATTCGCAGCAGAATCAAAACCGCCGCGACAACATCCTCTGGCAAGATCACCGCGACCTGGTGGAAATCTGGCATGTTTATAGCAAGGAGACTGACGAGAAGACCGGAGCCACCAAGGTCATGTGCCGTGTCATGCACCCCAATGTGGACATCTTTGCCAAGGAAGAGCTCTCCTCCTACTCCCACGGCGAGTATCCCTTCATCGAGCTGGCCCGCGAGCGCGTGAGCCGGTGCATCCTCGAAGCCCGTGGCATCCCCGAGATCGTCTCGACCATGCAGTCCGAGATTAAGACCCAGCGCGACTACCGCACCGACCGCGCCGGAATCGCCCTCCTGCCCCCCATGCGAGTGCCAGCCAATCGCGGCAAGCTCGACATTATCCTCGGCCCAGCCGTGCAAATCCCCGAGCGCCGGCCGAATGAGTTTGGCTGGATGTCGCCGCCGCCGGCCGACCAGGGAACCATCGAGATCGAACGTGCCGTCCGCCGCGATGTGAACGAATATTTTGGGATGTCGGGCGATGGAGTCGATCCCAACTATGTCGCCCTTGTCACCCAGCACACGGTGGACCGTTGGCTCCGCGACTTTAAAGCGATTATCACACAGACCTACCAGCTCATGCAGCAATACATGCTGCCGGTGCAAATCCTCCGCGTCTCCGGCGGGCAGGCTCTCCCCTTCCAGGCCGACCGCGAAAGCATCCAAGGCAAGTTCGACCTCATCATTGATTGGGACGCCAAGAACCTCGATGCCGAAGCCCTCGGCGTGAAGCTGAACTATATCTCCCAAGCCATCGTCCCTATGGATGTCGCCGGTGTCATCGACCGCGCCGGACTCGTGAAATTCATCATGGCTGCCGTGGATCCAAACCTCGCCGATATTTTGGTCCGCGACCCCGGCCCCGCCGCCGCCATCGAGTCCAACGAAGAGCAACTTGCCTTCACGAAGATCGCCGCAGGCACCGAACCCGAACTCCCAGGCGAAGGCCAAAACCACCAGCTCCGCGCCCAAGTTCTGCAAGGCATCATCCAAGCCAACCCCGCCCTGCAACAACGCCTCCAGCAAGACGAGATTTTCCGCTCGATGATCGAGGCCCGCATGAAGGGCTTCAACTTCCAGATGCAGCAACAACAAAACGCCCAGATCGGCCGCCAAGGCACCCTGCCCGCGTTGCAACAATCCCCCCAACAACCCACCCCCCAACAACCCACCCCCCAATAAATCGCCATGAGAACCGTAACATTCCAATCCGTCCTCGACGGAGCCGCAGCCCGCATCGGGCTTGACCCAACGCAGACTATCCAGCCATCCACGGCGTCTGCGCTCACTGAATATATCAACACCCGCACCCGCTTTGCGTGGGAGGCTTACAAGTGGCCTGAGCTTTCGGCAATCGAGAAGCGGCAGTTCCGCCCGACTTTTGATGCGGCAGTCGTTTACGCTACCGGCGCAGAGGTTTTTTACCTTAGCCAATACTACCGCAAGATTGCTGCTGGCTTGGCTGGCGTGCTGCCTACCGTCACGGCGACATGGACCTCGGCCGCGACTCTCACCGATTTCGTGCGCTCGATTGATTTCGACCAGACCTTTACGGCCACCTCAGCCACCACGGCGGCGACGCCGATTGGCGAGGTGATGCATGTTTACCGCCAGGATCCTCGTGTGGTGCGCTATGCCGAGCGAGTGAACTTTTGGGTCACAGACTCGGGAGCCATCGTAGGCCCGACTCAGTTCACAAATGCAACGCCGAACGAGGTGTATGTGGAGTTCACCATTCGTCCGACCATGTTCAACACCAGCTCGAACGACGATGACTTCCCTCGCGTGATTTCCGAGTATGTCAAATTCTCGGCCGCTGCCGACGCTCTGCGCGAAGACGGGCAGTTCGACAAAGCCTCCTACATGGATGGCTTGGCCGCTGATGCGCTCCAGAAGGAGATGGACATCATCGAGCTCAAGCAGGGCCAGACTCGCTTGCAGGGCAACCGCCGCGACCTCTTCCCAAGCACTCCGATGCAGCGGACCTCCTCCAGCCCCATCGCCAGCGCACTCGACAAAGCCGTTCGCCAGTAACGCATGAAAACCGTCCGCCTCCAGCAGCTCCTCGACAGTATTACAGCCAGGGCAGGGATCGATCCCAACCTGCCTGAGAATGCGCGTCGCGGGGCTCTGGTGATGGACTATGTGCAGGAGGCCGTCAACTACGCTTGGACCTTTTTCGATTGGCCCGAGATCAACCATATCGAGGAGCGCATCGTCTTGGGTGCAGGCTTTGCCGAAGGCGGATACACCTATGAGAGCGACTATGCCGGGACGGTCTCCTACATTGGCCGCGCCATCGAGGGCAGCACCTTTGACCAAGCCGTGTGGCGCATCAAGCGCGTCACCACCAATGCCGCCGGTGCAGCCCTTAACATCGACACCGCGCTGAATGTGGCGTGGAACAACCGACTCACCGCGACCTATGTCGAGGATAGCCAAAATTCGCCATCTACTGAAATCCCGTATGTGTTGCTTTATTCGGAGGGCCGCACGCCCATTGGCTCAGTCTCTGCCGTGTATGCGTCAAACCCCGACACCTCGCTCGCGTATTCGCTGAAATTCAGCATCACTGCCGACCGGCTTCTCATTACAGATACCGCCTACGCTGGCGGCACGGTTTACATCAGCTTTTGCGAGCCAGTGCCGGAACTCACTATTGCCAGCTACGAGGCCCAGACTGCCTATGCGAGCGGCGACCTCGTTTACCACAACCCCACCGGCGACTGCTACCGCGCCACCCTCGCCACCACCGGCAATGCGCCAACGAATACCGGCTACTGGTCCAAGCAAGCCATTCCGTTTTTTCTCGGAGACTACATTAAGACCAGCGGCCTTGCCTCCATCATGCTCGAAGAGCCTGGCATGGAGAACAAATCCAACTACCTCACGGCCCGCGCCGAGGGGCAACTCCTCAAAGCGATGGACGACGCGTGGCTCCGCCGAGGCGAGGTCCGCCGCTACTCCGCCAGCTTCCAATAATCACCCCTTGACACCCTTCACCATAATTAAATTAACGACATGAGTAACCCCACCGTCCAGATCGCCGCCCGCTCCTCTGCTGGCATCGTGCAGCCCGTCCAAGCCACATCAGATGGGGCTCTGCGAGTCACCACCGGATTTCCAGTTCCTCTCTACGACAAGTTTGAAGTCTTCAAAGTCGGTGCCACGAACAACACCGATTACACCGAATACTCCTTCGCCGGAACCGCAGTCGCCCGCATCCGCATGACCTATTTCGGTGGCGTTCCCGCGACTGACAACGCCCAGCTCAAAACTTCCTTCGTTCAGTATCCCCCATTCGCGTAACCATGTCGCAAGTTTCGTTCGATCCCCTCACGGGAAACATGATCTCGACCACCGCCCAGGTGGCGCAGCTCGACTCCTCGGGCCAAATCTCCGGCACGATGATCCCGGACGATTTCGACGATGTGCAGAGGTTCGACTCTGTGGGCGACTTCCCCGCCACAGGCGTCGTAGCCCGCATCTATTTTCCCGCAGATACCAACATTCCCCACCGTTGGGATCCGCCCACACTTTCCTACATACCCATCGTCGCCGATTCGGACGGCGGTGAGTTTTAGGAGTAACCCCGCAGTAACAACCCCCCATAGAAAGCATCCAATAACATGCCCTCAAACATTCGCATCAAACGCCGGTTGACCGGTGCAGCCGGAGCTCCTGCAAGTCTCCTCTCAGGTGAGCAAGCCTACAACAAAGTTGACGGAATCCTCTACATCGGCGACGGCTCCGCAGTCGTGCCAGTAGGCGGAAGCCACTACGCGACCGCAGCAGCCCTCGCTACAGAGACCAGCAACCGCACATCGGCAATCTCCTCGGAGAATTCCCGTGCAGTCGCCGCAGAGCTCGCTCTCGGCACTCGCATCGACAATGTCCTCAGCAATGTGGACGGTGCAGCCCTCGACTCCCTCACAGAGGTTGTCTCGGCCTTCCAATCGGCAGACAGCACCCTCAACGGTGCCATCAGCTCCCTCGCAGCCAGCGCTTCCAGCGCCCTGACAGCAGAAGTCAACCGCGCCACCGCAGCCGAAGGCGTCATCGCCGCGAATCTCGCGACAGAGCTGACGACACGCGCAGCAGCCGACACGACCCTCACCAACAATCTCTCCTCAGAGATCGCCCGTGCCACAGCAGCCGAAGGCGTCGTCGCCGCAAATCTCGCAACTGAGATCACGGATCGTGCCGCAGCAGTGTCCGCAGTGACCAGCTCGCTGAACAGCGAGATCAGCCGCGCCACAGCAGCCGAGAGCTCCATCTCGACCCGCGTTTCCGCGCTCGAGGCAGAAATCGACGGCGGCAGCTTCTAAGCTCCCTCCCTCCCCACAGCGGTGGCGCGGTTCATCCCGCGCCATCGCTCCACGGGGCCCCTTTCTTAAAACTTAATCCTTAAAACTCAAAACTTCCCAAATGGCCACGGTCCTCAAGCTCCTTCGCACCACGGTTCCAGGCCGAGTGCCCACCGCCGCGCAAGTGGCCCAGGGCTCCCTCGCCCTCAACCTCGCCGACCGCCGCCTCTACAGCAAAGACCACACCAACGAAGTTTTCCGCCTCGCCCGCCCCCGCGACCCCTCCGACTACCAGCTCCTCCACGCCGTAGACGGCGACCACCTCTACCTCGGCCGCCTCGCCTGGGCAGACTACCCCGCCTCAGGCCCCGCCGAGGACTCCATCGCCTGGACAATTTACAAAATTACCACCAACAGCGCCGGGGATGTTCTCTCGGAGCAATCGGCCACCGGCGCGTGGTCGAACAAAACCAATCTCCAATTTTCTTAACCCAAAAATCCAAACACCATGAACGCTACCAACCCCATCGAAATCGACGGCAAACAATACCCGAAATACTCGCTCAACTTGGCCATAACGGGCCGGTATCTGGGCGATAACTCTTCAGACGCGCAGGTCGCCATGCGCCTCGTTCCGACGGCCATCGAAAACGGCGAGGTCATCACCGCTGACGAAGCCGCCATCGGCATCGCGCTTGGTTCACTCACAGGTGCAGACGAGGCAACCCAGCAAGCCGTCGGCGCGATCCAAACCGCGCTCCAAACCTACATCACCGCGAAAGGACTCTAAGCCATGGCAAATGTTCGCGCATTCCGAGCTGGCAACTGGTCAGACACTAATACAACCACATCGCCTTGGGCTACTGGCGGCGTTCTCTATGCGCCCAATTCGTCCGACGATGTTTACACCAATGGGTTTACAATCACTGTTGATAATTCGCCAACTGTAATTTCTATCACGAACACATCAGCGACTTCGCGAGTGTGGAAAGACGGCGCGACAACTACAGCCGCCGCAGGAGGGGGATTCGTGCTCGCCAACGGCGTCACATTGACAGCCACCACGGCCTCGCTTACGACGGTAGGAGCAAATTTTCTCACTCTATCCGGCACAAATTCAGCGTCTTTTGTTGGGAATATTACTGGAAACCCTAGTTTTTCTTACTCTGTTGTAAACACCAGCTCTGGAACATTAAATTTCACAGGATTTACCGAAGCAACAGGCTCGGGTGGTGGAACATTTCGCAACCAAGTCGGCGGATCGTTAATAATAAACGGAGGAGTAATTAGCAGTGCAAGCTCTGTTGCAATTTACCAAGACGCTGGCGGGAACACGACACTCAATGGGTATTGCACATCAAACGGCGTATCAGCAGTAAATAATAATGGCGTTGGTCAAGTTACCATTGTTGGAACCATGACCGCCTCAAATGGAGGCGGCAATGCAGTCCGATCAACCAACACCTCAAGCCTCGTTCGAGCCTCTGGATCATTCATTTGTGCGGCTGATGGGACAATGGCAGTGGCAGCCATAAAAATGATACTGAATACCACGCCAACAATGGCCAAAACCCGCTACGCCCTCAATGGAACCAGCACCTATGCGGACATGTTTACCGCCGACAACGGCTTGACGCAAGCCGCCCCCGCCGATGTCCGCAGCGGCACCGTCTATGCTGATGGCAATCTCACCGGCACATGTGCAGTCCCAGCCGCAGGGTCGGTGGCGCTGGGCGTGCCAGTCGATGCAACCACCGGCACGGCAGTCCTGACGCCAGAGGCCGTGTGGGGCGCGGCCACGCGCACGCTCACCACATCCAGCGGCCCGACTGCCGTTCAAATTCGGCAGGAGATGGACAGCAACAGCACCAAGCTCGCAAACCTCGACACCACCGTTTCAAGCCGCCTCGCGCCAAGCGGCACGCTGGCAACCGTCACCACCCTCACCAACGCCCCTACCGTCCCAACCGCAGCCGCCATCGCCACACAGGTGAGATCGGAGCTAACCACCGAACTCGCTCGCCTCGACACAAATGTGGGAAGTCGCGCAGCCTCCGGCACGCTTGCCTCGGATGTCACCGCCATCAAAGCGAAAACCGACGCCCTCGTCACCGACCGCCTGGCGCAGGTCTCGACGGTCTCGACCACCGGAGCCCAACTCGCAGCCGCCCTCAGCTAATGGACACGCACCAAGCCACAGCCTCGTTCACCGGCCTGCTCGCTACAGCGACGGGGCTCACGGTCTCCATGCTGCCGGAGCTCGAGGCGTGGTTGCGTGTGGCCTCGCTCGTCATCGGCTGCCTCGTCGGCCTCGCCTCGCTCTACGCCATCCTCCGCAACAGAAAACACCCCCAATAACCCCCATGATCCCCTATGAATAACATCCTCTCCCGCCTCAAAGAAAAATCCACCTACGCTGGCCTTGCCGCCCTCCTCAGCGCATTCGGCCTTGTCATCGACCCCTCCTTGTTTGGCCATGCCAGCACGATCCTAATCTCCCTCGTTGGCCTCTACGAAGTTTTCCGCAAGGAATCCAAATGATCCACCCCGCCCAGATCGTCCTCGGCCTCCTCGCCACCGCCTTTTCTGTAGGAGCGCTCCTGCTCCTCGGTGGGTGCGCCAGCATGGGCTCGCCGCAGCTCTGCCTCAAGACGGACTACGGCAATTTCTGCTACCAACTCCCCGAGCTGCCTAAGACGACCTCGAGCAAATGAGCGTCGACGAGCGCACTGAGCGGAATATCTCGACGCTGCACCCGGCCGCCCAGCCGAGAGCGCGAGAGTTCATGCGGCTCGCGCTCGACCTCGCAGCCAAGCACGGCGTGGTAGTCCGCATCATCAGCGGTCTGCGTAGCTACGCCGAGCAATCTGCCCTCTACGCCAAAGGCCGCACCACCGCAGGCCCGAAAGTGACCAACGCCCGCGCCGGATTTTCCAATCACAACTTCGGCACCGCCTGGGACATCGGCCTCTTCAAGGGCAAATCCTACCTCACCGACTCGCCCATCTACACCGAGATCGGCCAAGCCGCCCGCAGCCTCGGCCTGACATGGGGAGGGGATTTCAAATCCTTCCGCGACACCCCGCACTACGAAGTGCCCACCGGCCTCACCCTCGCTCAAATGCGCCAGCGAGTCGCCGCAGGCAAAGACATCTTCGCATGAGCAAGCCGGACCCCCTTGACAAGGTCTCCCTATAATAAAAGGAGATGCCAGACGACCAGACCATCACAGAAGGCGACGCCGGGTTTCTCGGCATGGCCTCGCGTCTCAATCCCCTCCAGCTCCAGCCGGGCATGGTCCAGTATGTTGAAAACATGCGCCTCGACCGTGGCGTGGCGCAGACCCGCAAGGGCGCGAAGCGACTGGGTGATGGCATAAGCTCGGGCACGCAACCTCTCACCATGCCGTTTGCTCTCAATAGCACGGCGATCATCCGCACGGTTTACAGCGGCGGCATCTTGGCCAGTGGCGTCTTCTCCTCACCGAACTACGACGATGCGAATGAATACATCGTGCTGTGCGGGCCGACCTCGGCTTTTCTCTACCGTCAGGGTGCGGCTATCGAGGAGATTTATTATCCCGAAAATGGCACGGCCTCGGACGAGGTATTGGAGCCGACGGATGATGTCTCCTGCATCCAGGCTTTCAACCGATTTTACCTGCTGCGCGAGGCGGATGCTTCGTTGCCAGGGTGGGGCTGGAAGCTCACCAGCTCCGGTGGCATCGCGGTCTCTGGAAGCACGGCCACGGTCTTCGTGCCCGCACATGGCCTCGCGGCCGGACAGCGCGTGCGGATCGAGGAGGGTAACGAGGCGGCATTCCAGGGGCATGAGTTCGACATCCTCTCGGCCTCGACAAATTCTTTCACCATCGAGGTGCCTGCGCCGACATTAGAAAACCCTGCGGGCACGGCCAGCGACATCGCGGCAGGCATCGCTATCCGCCGGGTGAAGCCGCCGCTGTGGTGGGATGGCTCGACGGGGGAGTTCCTCCGCGCCGAGGCGGGCGTGCCTGCGGAGGGCGTCACCTACAAGCGCCTGCGCTCTTGCGCGTGGGCGGCCTATATTGGCAACCGCCTCTGGATCCCCGATGGCCGCGACACGGTGGCGATCTCGGATGTGCTGGATCCCGACTTGTTCGACCCCTTTTTCCAAAGCTTCCGCGCCAACCAGGGCTCGAATGACTACCTGGTGGCGATTCACCCATGGGTGGAGGGCCAAGCGCTGGTCTTCCTGCGCAACTCGATCTGGCTGGCAAACCTCACCGACACCAGCAACGCGACGGGCGACACCTTCACGGTGGACTCCGCCGTTTCCCGCCTCACCCTGCTCACCGACGAGATCGGCTGCGTAGCGCGGCGCTCGGTGGTGACGGCCGGGCAGTTTGTCTTTTTCCTTTCGGATGCCGGGGTTTACCGCCTCGACACCCAGCTCGACCTCAAGCTCCGCGCCAATACCCAGCCGTTGTCGGATGCCATCGCCGACCAGCTCGACGAGATCAATACCGACTACGCCTACGCAGCAGTAGGAAAATGGTGGAACAACCGCTACTACCTCGCCGTGCCGCTCGGCGATACCACGGAGTCGAATAACGCCCTGTTTATCTGGAATGCGCTCAACCAAGCCTGGGAGAGCCGCGACACCTATGCCGTCTCGCTCGATGAGCTCCTCATAGCAGGCTACGAGAGCCAGCGCCGCCTCTTCACGGCCGCCCGCACGGGCTCGCTCTTCCTCTTGGACGAAAACGAATACGGCGACGATGTGCCTTTTGCAAATACCGAGGACCTCTATACCGATGTGGAAGCGGTGCTCGAGACCCGGCGCTTTGGTTTTCAGTCGCTCAACTCCAAGCGCCTCCTCCGCGCCAAGGCCAGCGTGCTCCTGCCGCCGGATGCCGCCTGCGCGATGGATGCCGTAACGACCGACTACGACAACGATTTCCAGATCGCCTCCCTCGCCAACACCACCGAGGAGGAGGAGACCTACACGCTCAAGGCCCCGCTGCGCTGCAAGGCCACCGCAATCGACATCCGCTGGCGCACCACCGCCGGCCGCCCCAGCCTCCGCACCCTCATGCTCGAAGCCGCCCGCTCCAGCATGGACCAGACCGAAACCCGCACACTCAACTAACCATGGCAACTCTCATTAAAGGCAAAACCTTCACCAACGGCGAACTCGTCACCCCTGCCACCATCCACCAGCTCGTCGATGCGGCGACCATCAGCGGCATCGTGAATGCCGACATCGCCGCCGGTGCGGCTATTGTGGACACGAAGCTCGCGCAGATCACCACGGCCAACAAAGTGGCACAATCCGCCGTAGCCAATCTTACGACCGACCTTGCTGGGAAAGCCGCCTCTTCGCACACGCACGATGATCGCTACTACACCGAGTCGGAGATGAATACTCTGTTGGCAGGCAAGCAAGCCTCTGGGAGCTATGTCACCAACGGCGGCAATGTTTCTTCAATCCAGCGCGTTACGGCCATGCCAGCCACACCTGCCGCGAACACTCTTTATATCGTTATCCCTTAATGTCTGATATATCCACAGCGAGCGAAATACGCATAGGCAGCCAAGCCGCGCCTGAGGTTTGGTATGGCTCGACAAAGATATGGCCGAGCTTTCAGTTTTTAGTTTCAACTATGCCTTTTGCAAAGCTTCTAACTTCCGTTGCCTACGGGAACGGAAAATTTGTTGCTATTGGTTTTAGTTCAATTGGAGTTTTTTACAGCACTAACGGAACTGATTGGCAAGAAAGAAGCATTGGAGCTTTGAATAGTTTTTTTTGCATCACATACGGCAATGGAAAATTTGTTGCTTTAACTTACACGGCTCTTAAATCCTGTTTCTACAGCACAGATGGAATTACTTGGGCATCTTCAGCTCTGCCTTCTTCAGCGACTTCACAAGCTTGGAAATCCGTTACCTACGGGAACGGAAAATTTGTTGCTATTTCTCGTCTTAGCGACAACGCCCTCTACAGCACAGATGGAATTAATTGGACATCTTCGACTCTGCCCATTGCGGAAGATTGGCAATCCGTCGCCTACGGAAACGGCAAGTTTGTTGCTGTTTCTGGTTCTCAATCTGTTGGTTCTAACAACGCCGCCTACAGCGCAAGTGGTATTACTTGGACATATTTTACTCTGCCTTTTTTGGGAGCATGGAGTTCCATAACTTACGGCAACGGCAAGTTTGTTGTTGTTGATCTCGGATCAAATAAATCCCTTTACAGCACAGATGGAATTACTTGGGCATCTTCAACCCTGCCTTCTTCGGCAAGTTGGCAATCCGTCACCTACGGAAACGGCAAGTTCGTTGCTGTTGCCTACGGCACCACAGCAGCTTACAGCGCTGACGGCATTACTTGGACAGCTTTGAATCTCCCAGATCAAAATTGGCGCTCCCTCACCTATGGAAACGGAAAATTTGTTGCGGTCGCCTATGACTCCAACCAAGCCGCCTACGCAAATGGATAACCCCCCCTCCATGCTCAAGCAAGACCTCTACCGCAGCCCGAAGCTCGCGGTGCGGCGGAGCCCTGTGCATCGCTGGGGAGTCTTTGCCGTGCAGCCTATTGCCGCACATGAACTCCTTGAAGAGTCGCCCTTTTTCTACATCGAAAAGCGCGAGCTCAAGAAAGCCCCCGCGTGCGAGCCATACACTTATTACTTTGACGAATCCTGGAGCGTCGTCGGCCTCGGCCTCGCCGGGCTCTACAACCACGCAACCACCCCCAACGCAGACCACCAACTCGACAAACTGAACGAGGTCATGCGCCACTACTCCACCCGCGCCATCGCAGCCGGTGAGGAGATCACCCTCAACTACGGCGAAGAAAACGCCGCATCCTTCCAGAAAGACTAAATACTATGGCAATGAACATGAACAGCGGCGGCGGAGGAGGAGGAGGAGGAATGTCCGGTGGAGGAGGGGGCGGCGGTGGCGCGATGAGCGCAGCCCCAGCGATGAGTGCAGCTATGTCCGGCGGCGGCATGGGCATGGGCGGCATGAGCGCCCCGCCAGCCCCGCAACCGCGCAATTTTGCGGAGGAAATGGGAGCCATATCCGGCTACGCCTCTGCAAACGCCCAATCGCAGGCGGACATCACCGTGGACACCGCAGGCCGCCTCAGCGACCAAGCGATCGACAGCACCGGCGACATCGCCAAGAAGCTCGAAGACAGCACCTACACCGCAGCGGCTAACCAAAATGTCCGCGACGCCGGAACCTCCGCCACCCAGCTTGGCCAGAGCTACACCCAAGTCGGCCAGACTGCCGACCGCGTAGCGGCCTACAACGACCCCGCCCAAACCCGGCTCAACGAGATGGCCCTCGGCCAACTCTACCGCCCCGACCAACTTTCTTCTCAATCAGTCTCCGCCGACCAGGCGCAAGGTGCCCGCGTCGCCGATGTCGGCCGCATGCAAGCCGCCCAAGCCAACGGGCCTGCCAATGTCCAAGGCCCCGCAGGCTACCGCCCTGATCAAGTTTCCTCCCAATCCGTCTCCGGCGCACAAGTCGGCCCAGTCGGCGACATGCAAGCCGCCAGTGCCAACGCAGCCCGCATGCGCCAAGTCGCTGATGTGCAAGCCGCCAGCGTTGGCGGCATCGAGCGAGTCGGCGGCGTGCAAGTCGGCGGGGTCGATCCCATGCAAGCCGCCCGCGTCCGCCGGGTGCAAGAGATCGGGACCAACGACATTCGCGCCAGCGCTGCCGAGCGTGGCCTCATGCAAGAAGCCCGTGGCAATGGACTCCTCGGCCAACTGGAAAGCCAAGCCAGCAACGACCTCGCCCTCGGGCGCTCACTCTCCGCCGAGCAACAACGAGACGCCACCCAAGCCGCCCGCGCTGGATCCACCGCCCGTGGCCTCGGCCTCGGCCAATCCGCCATGGCCGCCGAGCTCCTCAACCGCGACCGCTACGCCACCCAGCGTGAAAATGAGCGCCGAGGATTTGCCAGCAATGTCGCCCAGCAAGGCGTAGGCATCCGCACCGCAGCCAACCAAGCCTATATGGGCCGCATGGACGCCAACGCGAACCGCACCCTGCAAGCCGACAGCGCCAACCAAGGCGTGGCCCAAGCCCGCGCCATGCAGAACGCGCAGTTCTCCCAACAAGCCGGGTTGAGTAACCAAGACTTCAGCTTCCGCTCAGGTTCGCAGGATGCCCAGCTTGCCCAACAAGCAGCTCTCGCCAACCAGCAAACCGCCTACGGCACCAACCAATTCAACGCCGCGAACCGCCAGGCGACCAACCTCCAGAACGCGCAGTTCGCCCAGCAAGCGGGCCTCGCCAATCAATCGACCGCCCTCCAACTCGGCCAGACCAACGCGCAATTTCAACAGCAAGCCGCCCTCGCCAACCAATCCGCAGGGCTCCAGGCAGGTCAGCTCAACCAATCCGCCAACGCCCGCGCCGCTGAGTTCCAGCAACAAGGTGGGCTCCAAGCCTCGCTCGCCAATCAGCAGACCGGCCTCCAACTCGGCCTCACCAACGCGCAACTCCAGCAGCAGGCCAACGCCACCTCCTACGAAGCCTCCCAACAATCCGCCATGGCCAACGCAGGCTACGCCCAGCAAGCAGGGCTCGCCAACCAACAGGCCAACCTCAACGCCGCGCAATACAACAGCAGCCAAAACCTTGCCGCCCAAAGCGCCAACCAATCGGCAAACTACAACGCCAACTACGCGAATCAAAATTTCCTCCAAGGCGTTTCGAGCCAGAACTTCAGCCAATTCCAAGGACAGCAAGGCATGCTCGGCTCCCTCTACGGCCAGCAAGCAGGCATCGCGCAAAACCAATACGCCAACAACCTCGGCCTCGCCCAGGCCAACGTCGCCCTCGACCCCTATCAACGCGCCCTCGGCAGCAACATCCCTATCGCCAGCCAAGGCAACTCCGCCAACATGATCGGCCAGAGCTTCACTAACACGATGGGCTACGGCAGCGACCTTAACAACACCAACCTCAACATGGGGGCCAGCATCTACAACACCTACAACACCAACCAAGCCGCTCTCAAAGCCGCGCAGATCACCGGCGGAGCGAGCAGTAATGCAGGCTGGATGGCAATGATGGGAGGCATGGCGCAAGGCGCAGGTGCGCTCGGTGGAGGTTATCTTGCAGGAAGGTAAAATGTATAACTCCTTCAATACTCCTGCATGGGCTTATGTTGCCTCCAAGCAATCCCAGCCCGCCCAGCAATCCTCCCAATCTAATCCAATGATGGGAGCCGCCACCGGCATCGGCATGAAATATGCCACCGGAGGAAGCAGCGGAGGGGCAGGAGCCAGCGGAGGATTTGGCGGCAGTTGGGCAGGAGTGCCAGGCGGAGCCATCAGCGGAGCCATGGCCGGGCATCAAGCCTCCCAAAACGATCCCGACATGCACAACGGCAAAGACGGTTTCGGCAAACACTGGCGCGACTCCCGCGCCGAAGTCGGCGGAGCCGTAGCCGGAGGCGTGATGGGCTACTACGGACTTGGGGCATTCGCTGGGCCTGCCGTTGCCGCGTCACACCCATTTATGGAACCAACCACACGCGCCCTTATCAAATTCGGCGACTCCTGGGGCGGCGCAGGCGGAGCCCTTATGATGGACCCGCTCGGCACCGTTTCCAGTGGCAAATATTCCGGCGGCGAACTCGCGTTAGGCGCTCTCCTCGGACCATTCAGCAAATTAGTTAAATAATAAAATCATGGCATACAACCCCACACCAGACAACTCTGCGGAAATCCTCAGCCGCGCCAACAACCAAGCCGCCGAAATCCAATTCGCCGGGATGCAATCTTTTGGCAACTCTATCGCCGCCATGGGCGACTCACTCGGTGATGCGTTTTATAAGAGAAACGCTCAAGCCAGGGAAAACGCCGCTAAGGCCGACACAAACTTAGGCACAGCAGAAGCTCTCGACAGCATCTACGGAACTTACGGCTCGCCGGAACAACGCCAATCCTTCCGTGATGGCTTGAATAAAATGTCCGGCAACCAGGATAAAACCTCAGGCTACATCGCCATGCACGTGCCAACAGCCAACGCGCTTGTCGAGCTCAATAAGTCCAAGCAGATCGCAGACATCTACGCGGCCAACAATAAAGACCTTGCTGCAATGAAAGTTGAAACTGCCGCTGAAACCGCTGCTGCCAAAGAACCCAAGCTCGACGCCAACTACGCCAGGCAAGCCTACCAGTCCCTCCGATCACGCAACTACACTCACGAACAAGCCATCGAGGGAATGAATGCAGGCGGCATGAACTGGGGCGTCCAATACATTAACCGTCCAGAATCAAACTCCTTTTGGGGAAGTAATCCCTAACCTCCCGCCCCGCTTGCTACCCCTCGCTATAATTCAGCATGGCCTCATTTAACGCCGCTCTCGATTTTCTGGAACGCAAATACGGCAACCCCTCCCAACCGCCCGCAGGCGATGTCGGGATAGACCCCTCTGCCGCTCCGACTCCAATGGAAGGCGCTCAGATTATAGATTTTGAAACCCCACTGCCGGAGATGGACCCTGCTGCCGGTGCCGTGGATATGCCGCCTGAGCAGGATCAAACCATGGTTCCGCTGCAAGATGAGGAGCCAGCCCAAGATTACGCCCCGCCGCGAGTCTCGCGGGTGGAGCAAGGAGACACATTCAACGCCGCGCTGGATTTCCTGACCCGCAAATACGGCGACCCTCAACAAGCCGCCACCCAGCAAGCCGTCGCCGAGGCCACCACGCCCACCGAGAATCTCCCCGTCCTCAAGTCCGACCTCGCCAATGCCCTCGGCGTGCTCGATTACCGCGACCCCGAGGAAGGCCAGCGCCGCCAGCAAGCCACTGCCATGGGCGAGATCCTCGGCCTCCCCGAATACGAGAAAGTCCAACTCGGAGCCGCCCCCGTGAACGCCGATGGCACCGTCACCATCCGCCGCGCCCAAGCCGTCTCCCCCGAAGCCAATGCCGCCGCTGCCAAGCAGCTTGCAAATATGCAGACGATGGCCGCTGGCGAGATGCTCGTCGAAGAATCTCCCAAAGAAGTCGGCACCCTCCAAGGCATAGCCAACGCCGCGCAGAATGCTTTCGACTCCGCCCGCCAAGCCCTCATGGCCACCGATGGTCTCGATGAGAACGACGCCTCGCAGATCGCCCGCATCGAATACAACAAAGCCGCCCGCCGTGTGGCCCCAGGCTACGCCGCCTACCAGCAAGCCGAAGGCTGGGATGCCGCCAAAGCCTTTGCCAAAAATCCTTTTGAGGTTACGGCAAATATCATCACCGAAGGACTCGCCGGAAGCTGGCCCGCCCTCGCAAGCGGCCTCGCCACAGGTGCCACTACTGCGCTTGCGACCGGTGCCGCTGGATCGGTTGTGCCAGGCGTGGGTAATGTCATCGGCGCAGGCGGTGGGTTCACCGCAGGCATGGTCGGAGGCACAGCCGCCGGTTCCTTTGCCACAGAATACGGCAGCAAAATCCTCGAAGAGTTGCAGACCGCCGGGATGAATCCTAAAAACCCCGAGAGCATCGCCAAATTTTTCAGCAACGAAACGCTCATGGCCGAAGCCAAAGACGCCGCCCTCAAGCGAGGCGTTCCCGTTGCCGCCTTCGACGCCCTCTCCGCAGGCATCGCCGGGCGAGTCGGCTCAGTCTTCCGCGCCGCCGCCAAGACCCCTGTCCGCCTGGCCGTCACAGAAGGAGTCATCCAAGGAGGGCTTGGAGGAGCAGGCGAGGTAGCCGGATCCGTCGCAGCCGGAGACCCAGTAAACCCCAAGGCCGTCTTCGGAGAAGTCATCGGCGAAGTCGGACCCGCCGCCATCGAGATCGCCGCCGGACGCCAAGCCGCAGCCCCCGCCGAAGTCCCGCAAAACTTCACTCCTATTTCCTCCCCGGCACCATCCGCCCCCACCGGCCAAGCCCCGCGCACCCTCGGCCAAGTCCGCGCCCCCGAAATCCCCATCGACCAGACCGCCCTCGATGAAGCCTTCGGATCGACCTTCGCCCCGCCGCCCGAGGTATCAAATGATACCTTCGCCCCGCCTGCCGCAGTTAACCCACAGGTTAACCCTGCGCCTGCTCCGGTGAACACTACCCTGCCAACGGCCTCTGCTCCCGTAGCAAGCACACTCACAGCGCCTGAACCAACAGGCTCACCCGAAGTGATCGCCGGGGAGGGGGCATCTGTTTCCGATTGGAACTCTATTGATACCGCCACGCCGGATGGCGCACCGCCCCGTCCAGCTTACTCCTTCTCCACCGATGCCATCACCCCTGAGCAAACCGCACTTGCCGCAGATTTCTCCACCCGACTCACAAGCCAACTCGGCACCCAGGGCGTTATCGACTCCGGATCCAGCCTCACGCTCACACCCGTCAACCTGGATCGAGTGGACGCCGGAGCCGGGCTTTCCGATTTCATCGACACCTTCTCCCAACTCACTGAGACCCGCATCCAGTTTGTAAAACCCAGCGACCCCACCATCTTTGGCGGAGCCGTGCGCAGCGACGACGCCAAGACCATTTTCCTCAATGCCGAGAGCCAGCGCCCCGTCGCCGCCCTCATCGGCCATGAATGGGGGCACTCGCTCCAATACACCCAGCCCGCGCTCTACAAAGACCTCCGCCGTGTCGTAGCCACCTACACCGATAACTACCGCGCCCGCGCCCGCGAGTCTGCCGCCTCACCCATCTACCGCTCCGGCTCGGCCTCCCAGCGTGCCCGCACCCAAGCCGCCGAACTCACGAACAACACACTCGGCGACGCCTTCCTCGACCCGTCTTTCTGGCAGTCCGTGCGCAATGAGAACAAGCCCCTCGTCCAAAAACTCTGGACCTCCTTCAACGAGTGGGTGGACTCGCTTCTCAACCGCCAATCGCAATCCACCTTTGGAACTCCGCAATTTGCCACCGACCTCGCTGCTCTCCGCCGCGACCTGGCCAAGACCATCGCCCCCGCCTTGCGCCCGCCAACCAAGTCATTTGGAAACGCGCAAATCACCAATCAGCCTGGACTCATCGACCTCGCCATCGAAGCCTACCACGGGACGCCTCATAAAGTGGACCGTTTCAGCACCGAGAAGATCGGCACAGGCGAGGGGGCGCAGGCTTATGGGTGGGGGTTGTATTTTGCGCAGGAAAGAAGTGTTGGGGAGGAGTATCGTAATGCATTATCTTCTTACTATGAGGTGAATAATCGCCCTCTTATGAGAAGTTCTGAGGCGTCTGATGTTGATCTTCTCAATGCATTTCAAGACATCAATTTGATGGCTGAGTTGGTTAAGTCTAAAGACTCTCTAAATGCTGGACTGGTAGCCGACCGTATTGAGCGCCGTATCAATCAAGGTGGAGTTAAAATGCAGGTCGTTTCAAATTCTTTGGAACTATTGAAGTCCGCATCACCTCAGGACATCAAAGAAGGAAGCGGCAACCTCTACACCGTCGAACTCGATTCGGAGCCGGAAGACTTGCTCGACTGGGACAAGCCACTTTCTGAGCAGAGTGAGAAAGTGCAGGCAGCACTTGCTGCAATGAATCCGGATTATCGTCCAGATAGTGACGAATACGATGCCAACGAACAGGGGCAAATGATTTACTCTCGCATTCCAAGAGGCTTCTCCGGGAATGCCAAAGTAGCAAGTGAGAAACTGCTGGCCGCAGGCATCAAAGGCATCCGCTATCTCGATGGGGGAAGTCGTTCTGAACGGCAAGGCACATACAACTATGTCGCCTTCGACGAAAACCTCATCAAGATCAAAGCCGAAAACGGCCAGCCCGTCTCCCGTGAAATCGCTTTTGCTCAAGAAGGCTCGCAACCTGATCCCGCACCCGCCGTCATTCCATCCATCAGCTTCGCCGCCGAAGACCGCTACAAGCCCACGGACATCATCCTTTCTCCCGCTGGCCACCAAGATTGGGGAGTGTTCACCGATTTGGACGAGGCTCGCTCAAAAGGGAAATTAAAATCTCTTCCGATTCGCATCTTAAAAGGAAAACATTTTGGTCCCAACAAAGGATATGGAATTGAACACATCCGTGCGGAACATGAGCAAGATTTCGCAGCCTTCCAGGAACCTTTGGAAAATGTGCTTCACCGGTTGTTGTTGGATTTTAATGAAGTTTACTTGCAGCCAAATGGTCGCCTGACTTTACTTTCAAGAAGGCCAACCATTGTTTCAATTATCGAGTTGCGGGAGGATAAGGGAGGATATTACTCGGTAGTTACAGGGTTCCCAAATAAGAACCCCAGCTGGAAACCAGCTGGGGTGCGAATACTTGACGGTCGCAGAGCCGCCTTTGCTCAATCGGCGAGAGCACCTGGACCAACCGCTCAGGGGAATGTAGAGCCGAATCCCCCGCTAGAGTCTCTTCCAGGTAAGTATTCTGTTGAATACGCTATGTCGCTTCGGCGACCCGTCAACAAAAATGTTGATGGCAATATCTCTGCCGCCGCCGAGCCCAAGCCCCGCAAGTTCACCCAATCTGTGCAAGCCGCCGAAGGCGTCATGCCGGAGGTTAAAGCGCAGCTCAACTCTTTTGAATACGATCCGGTCAGCAATGCCGAGACCGTGGCCTCCGCCCGTGCGGGCATAGATGCCGCAGGCAGCATCGACGCCGCATTCACCGGCCTCATGGGCAAGACCGCCGTAACAGATTGGCAACCCAGCGCCGTGGACTACGCCACCGGCATGGAGCTCATGTCGCAACTCCAAAACCGGGGACGCCATGAGGATGCCGGAGCCATTGCCAACATGATGGCCAACCGCGCCACCGACCAAGGCCGCGCCATTCAAGCCCTCTCTATGATCTCCCGCCTCGGGCCGCAAGGCATCGAAGTCTTCGCCCAGCGGCAACTCACGCAAGCCGCCACCTCGGGCAAGACGGAGAAGCAGCGCACGGCCATCCAAGGCAAGATCAACGAGGCCGACCAGCTGCGCGGCGAAGTAGGCAAAGTGCGCCACGGGGCCGCCACCGCAGCCATCGTCGGCAATAAAGACATCATCAAAAGCGAGCTCCCCGCCGGAGTGGACCCTGTGAAAGTGAACATCGCCATCCGCGACGCCATCATAGGCTCTCCCTCACCGCTCGCCGCCGAGGCCGCCACCCATACCATCCTGACCGCCGAAGGGCTCTCGGATAAAGGGGCCGTGCGCATCAGCAAAAGCATCGTCAAAGATTTCCTCAAAACCTCGCGAGACGCCCGCGCCAAAGTCCTTCAAGACCTGCAAGCTGCCGCCGAGAACGACCGCCGCCTGGATAAATCTAAACTCGGCGGGCTCATGCGCCTCAACCGCGAGGGCAAGCTCACCGATACCAGCCTACACGCAGGCATGGCCAAGATGCTGGGCATCCCGCATTGGGGCGCAGGCCAAAGCGCCAAGGTGCAACGCATCCTCGCCCAGCGCGACCGCGCCACCGATCCCCGTATCAAGCTCGTCAAGGCCGCCGAAGCGCTCGACGTCGTTTACCGTGAGTTCATGCCGCCCGGCCTGCTCGCCAAGATCGACACCTTCCAGACGCTCTCGATGCTGCTCAACACCAAAACGGTGACTCGAAATGTGCTGGGCAACACGCTCATGTTTGCAGGCGACCTCGCTGCCGACACCGCCGCCGTGCCTATGGATGCCCTCATGGGCCTCGGCACCGGCGAGCGCACACGCACTGGGCTCTCGCTCGGTGAACGCCTCGTCGGCCTCGGCGCAGGCGTGGGCGATGTGCAGGCAGGCTACCGCTTCGCCCGCTCCGAAGGCAAAGGCGTGCTGCCAAGCCTCGCCGAAGGAGTCGATACCCTCGTCCGCCTCGGCCGCCTGCAATCCAGCGGCAAGTATGACTCGCAGCAGATCAGCGCCTACAGCGGCGGCACATTCACCGCTCCCGTCCTCCGCCACCTCGAATCCACCCTCGGCGCAGTGCTCTCCATAGCCGACCGGGGATTCTACGAGAGCGCCTTCCGCGCCAGCCTCGACAATAGCATGAAGGCAGCCCGAGCCAACGGCACCCCTATGCTTGCGCCCGATGCGGACATGATTACCTCCGCCCGCATGGCCGCCTCCCGCGCCATATACCAAGATGACAATGCCGCCAGCCGCACGCTCGGCGGCATCCGCCGTGTGCTCAATGCCAACCAACGCTGGGGCCTCGGCTCCATGCTTTTCAAATTCACCCAAGTGCCCGGCTCCATCCTCACGCGGGCTATCGAGTTTTCCCCGCTCGGCTTCATCGGCAACGCCTACGAAGGCATCGCCCCGCTCCTCAGCAAGAACAAGGAATTTGACCAAAAGGCGTTTGTGGATTCCTTCACCCGCGCCCTCGTCGGCACGACCGGCCTTGTCGCCACCGGCTACTGGCTCGCGCAACTCGGCATCATCTCCGCCGGGAGCGATGCCAAAGATGAAGACAAGCGCAACCTCGACAAAGCCCGAGGCTGGGGAAACTACAAAGTTAATGTGGATGCCCTCAAGCGCGCCCTCATGACCGGCAACTTCTGGACCCGCCAACCTCAACAAAAAGGCGACATGGTAGTGGGCTACGATTGGGCACAGCCCCTTTCCATCGGCCTCGCCATGGGAGCCTACGCCAGGGAAAACCAAGATGCCGTTCGCGAAGACATCCTACGCGGCAAGCGCCAAAGCCTCCTCGCCACCAGTATGAACTGGCTTGCCTACGGAGCAGGAGCCGCTACCGGAGCCATGAACTCTCTCGTCGAGCAACCTCTCCTCAGCGGAATTAATTCCTTCATGCGCAACGCAGGCTACGACGGCCTTATTGGAGCCGTGGTGCAGACCGCCGCCGACATCCCTGGCAGCTTCGTTCCCACCAGCGCCCGCCAGTGGATGCAGCTCGACGACAACGCCGGCCGAGAGACCCGCGACAGCTCGCCCTTCCGCCAGTATGTCAACCAACTCAAATCTCAACTCCCTGGCCTGAGCAAAACCCTTCCGCAAAAATACGACATCGCCGGGCAACCCGTGGAACGCTGGGCGCAGGACAGCAACACCATCTTCAATGTCATGTTCAACCCCGGCATGGTCACCTACATCAAAGGCAGCCCTGTGCTCACCGAAATGGGTGAGATCTACCGCCGCACCGCCGACGGCCGCGCCGTGGCCAACCAGGTCAAGCCCGAGTTCACCCTCGAAGGCGTCAAAGTCCGCCTCACCGACGAAGAGATCAGCGCCATGCAGAAAGACATGGGAGCCCTCAGCGTTGCCGCCGTAGAGAAATTCGTCCTCGAAGACCCGCGCTACGCTAAAGCCACCTGGGACACCAAAGCCAAAGCCTTCACCCGCGCCCTGGAGAAAGCCGCCACTGCCGCCAAATACCGCATCCTCCTCGCCCGCCCCGACCTCACCGCCCGAGCCAAGCAAGAGTTCCTCGACCTCCGCGCCGCCCGCGACCAACAACAAGCCCTCATGGAATAAGCAAAGCGGGGGCAGCCTTTTCAAGCCACCCCCGCCAGTGAATCCAAACAAGCCCGCAGGTAATTACAGCGGCTTCGGGCGGTCCAGCAGGCCGAAGTAGTGGGCCTCCACCACGGCGATGCTATCCCGCAGGAGCTTGGCGGCTGTTTCAATTCCATTGCGCTCGACAATCGCAGATCCAAATTCTTTCCGTAGGTTGTAAGCCCCCTTGCTGCCGTCGGGAATAAACCGCCGCACAAATTCATTGATGTCGTAATGCGTGAGGTTGTAGGCGTCCGTCTCGCTTGTCCTGGGGATCACATGGTCCCCCTCATCGCCGAGCACAGCACGAATCAAACGCATGAGCCGGGGATTAAACGGCACGCGGCCATACTTTCCATTCTTCGACTTCCAATTCTCCCGCCGCAGCATGGCAATCTCAACCGACTTGTCCTCTTTAATCTCAATCCATTTCCATTCCAGCTTCTGCACCTCGCTATTCCGAAGCCCGGCCTTGCGCATGAGCCAGTAAATCGCCCACACGCGCGGGTTGGCCTTGCGCAGCGGGATCCTCGCCGCCTGATCCATGGCACGCATCACCTCTCGGCCCAGTGGATCATAAGCCTGGTCTTGAGCGGCAACGCCCGAGACACTCCAAAACTCCTCCAGGTCCGGCAGCTTGAGGTCCTTGAACAAATAAAATCTTTTCCGAGCCACGATGCTCTTGATCGTTTGAACATCCGTGTGGATCCCGCTCTCCGAGCGCATGGCACCTTCTATTCCGTTTTTCTTTTTCTTTGTCTTTTTCTGCACCTCGATCCACCCCCGCAGCGCCGAGGCCGTCAACACCAAGTGTGTGCTCTGTTCCTCCCAATCCTGACGCCCCGTCACCTCGCGCACAAAATCCGCAAACCGGCTCAAGCTCTTCGTCACCGACTTCTGCGGCCCATGGTCCTTGTAAATCACCGCCACCTCCCCACACTTAGCGTAGCCCGGCCGCTTGACGACCGCCGCAATCTTGTGCTCATCCGCCGTCGCCAGCGCCAGGGCAATAGCCTTGGCCTTCCCCAGCGCCGCCGCCTTCCCTGCGGCGGAATGCACATGCACCCCTGTGCTCTTGCTCACCCGCTCGCCATTTACCTGGACTCGGAAATACCAGGTATTTTTAGCCGCAATCCAATCGACCGAAATCTCGCCATGTTTTCTCATAATTTTTTTTCTCCGTCAGAGTTTGTAAAGGTCACCACTCGGGACACCACTTTGGACACCACTTTGGCCTGAAAAACAAAGCAATTCACGCAAGCATTGCAAGCCCCCGAAAATCCAGTAAACACCAATCTTCTGAGTGCTACAGAGGGAAAAAGGCGCAAGGATGCCACTTTAAGGGAAGAGGGGGAGTGCAGCCATGTGGAGTCGAACCACAAACCTTCTGATCCGTAGTTTGTGGATGGTGCGTTCATTATTAGTAAGTTGTGTTTAGGGTCACCACTTTGTATGCCACTTGCTACTTGCGGATTTGACGCCATTCTTCGGGGTCGGGGCGTTCGGGGCGGCCGGTGGCGGTGTTGAGTTGGTGGCGGATCCAGGCGCTGAGGCGTTGGGGGTGGGCGGCGCGGATCCATGCGCTTTTTTCTTCGGGGTAGGCGAAGAATTGGATTTTGGCGGTCATGTTTTCGGCGGACTCGGGGTCGCGGGCGTTGTGGCGGTTGTTGCTGTTGCCGTGTGGCTCGTTTAGGTCGGGTGTCATTGGTTTATCGGGATGGGATGTTGTAAAAGGATTTTCTCGGCGCTGGCTATGGCTTGGGCAAGGTAGTGCAGGTTAGCTGCGAGGGTGGAGGGGTTTTCTATGTCGCGCAATATGAGTTTGGCGGTGTCGGTAATGAGAGCGAGGGCGTTGTAGAGTTTGAGGGTTTCCATGGGTTGGGTGCCGGATTCCGTCCGGCGCGGGTTGAGTTTTTATGGGGTGGGGTTGGTTTGGGTTTGAATTTCGCGCCCATCCGACATGCCGAAGGCAGGCGCGGGGGTAATTACCGGCCGGCCGTTCACCAGGGCGGGCAGGATTTCGGCGTCTTCCTGGGCAAGTTCGGCCTCGGTGGTGTGGCCGGGCTCGATGTCGAGACGGGCAAGCGCCGCCTCCATCGAGGAGGCGGCGCGGGTGAGTTGCTCGTTGGTCATACAGCGCCAAGGTATTCTTCAACGGTCATGCCGGAAGTTTCTTCCCAATCCTGCCGCGTGCGAAGAAGCAGAGTTTCATCGTCTCCCTGGTAACCGTTTTTTGATTTTTCGAGTTGCTCCTCGATGTTGGCAATTTCCAATTGAAGCGTTTTTGCAGCGTCTTCAATGGCGTGCATCTCCGTGCTGCCAAAACCCATGATCGAACCCTCGCAATCTATCACCAAATAATTAGGTTGGGGATAATAACAAGTTGGCGTGTCTACTTGGGTGATAGTTGGGTTGGCTTGTAATATCTCGGCGGCTTGTGCCGCTGTGATGTTTTTTGATAAAACGGCTCGGTCGCCTATGGTTTGGAATTTTATTTCGGTTTTCATTTTTGTGTGTTGGTCCGGCAGATTTTAGATTGCAACGATGAAATAATCGGGTCGGCCGGATTCGTTGTGAGCGAGGTGGTAGGTTTCGCTCTCGGTGGTTTCGATCCACTCCTGCGCGTCCGCTTTTGTTTCAAACTCGTGAATTTCTTGGCAGTCGTCCTGGTCTACGTCTTGGTCTGTGATCCAATTGTATACGCGGGTTGGGCCGTTAAAATCTCGGGCGCTGATAATGTAGCACGCTCCGGTGTAGTCGTCGGCGACGTTGTCTGGCTCCTCGTCGCGAGCGTTGCAACGGGCGACGGTATCGGCATCGTCGGTGATAAGCCAGCTCGCGAGGTCGTCGATGTCGGTTGTCATTTCGTAGTTGGTGGCGCCGTTGTCGCCGTATTCGATGGCGTAGGTTTCGTTATCGTCCGCCAGATAGGCGGCGACAAATCCCCAGTCTCGGCCTGGGGATGCGGTGTGGGTGGCGCGGGGCTCGACGTTGTTAGCGCGGAGCGCGGCGATGATGTCTTCGGCGGGGCAATAGTCAGTGTTCATTTTTTGATTTTCTATTTTTGGTTTGGGTTGATTTGGTTTTTTGTGACGTTTATTTGGCGGGCCTGCAAGGGCCAAAAGAGCTTGGATTGGTAGTCGGCTCTCTCTTCGTCCTCGGCGGCGGCTAGGGCGGCCTGCAGCCGGGAGTAGTCATAGTAGGAGTTGTGCTGCAGCACGCCTTTGGCGGCGCTGATGATTGACGGGGTGTTTTCGTAACCGCCCGCACGCACGGTGGCGGCGCGGGAGGCTTCCTCTTCCCGTGGGGAGAGGATTTTGACGGGTGCCGCGATGGTTTCAGAAATAAGGTTAAATGGCATTTCGTCGGCGGTGAATAGTTCGGTGCTCATTTTGCGCCCCCCTTGGCTTTACGAATAGCTTCGATGCCTTTTTCAATCGCTGCATTTGCAAGCTTGTCGTTAGCCAAGAAAGCGAGCTGGTTTAATTCGCTCACGCATGTTTCCAGCGCTTCCAGCAAATCGGGAGCGGAGGCAATCAAGCGGGCGTTTGCAAGTGGTTCCTCTAAATGTGGGGCGTGGGCCACAACATTAATGTTTGCGATTGCAAGGGGCCCTTGCGGGTGGGCGTCTCCCCTTGGGTCAATTATTCGGAGGATGCTTTGCGCAGAGTCAAATGCATCCGATTCAAAGTAAACGCGCCAAGGGCCGGGTGTGGGTTGTGTGCTCATAGGTTTGCGGAGATTTCGCGGGCTGCATCTTTGTTTGTTTTGAGGTCGGCGATTTTTGCTGGCGGGTTGGCGGCTTTAACAAATTCCAGAATGACCTGGGGACATGTGACGCGGCCGGCCTCGATGAGTTGGGCCAACGTCAAACCGGTCCAGTTCTTAAATCTCAGAGTTTTCAGTGCTGTGGTGCTCATGGTGTTGGATTGGCGAGGGGTTCGGACCTTCGCCGGGTTGGGGTTAGATGGCGGGCTTGGTGTAGCCGTCGAGGATTCGGCGGGCTATGGTGAGCTGGTAGGTGCTATGCTCTGGACGGTCCCAGGTGTTGGCCTGGGCTGCATCGGTGAAAGCTTGCGCTAATTCGATGCCGTCTTCTTTGGGGAGTCTCCACATGGCACCGCAGCCGCCGCAGCGGCAGACGGCCCAGAGTTCGGATCCTACGAGTTTTTGAGCGACGAGGTGGACGGATCCGCCGTGGCCGTTTCTGTGGATTTTATGGGGGAAGGATTTGCCTTCCTCGGATTCTGGACAGGGCAGGCTTACGAGGTAGCCGTTGCGGGCGCTGAATTGAACGCTGCCGTGCTCGATGTCTCCAGGTTGAAAGGCGTCGGGGACTCGGGCGCTTTTTTCATGGGATTCAAAACCGCCTGGCTCGATGCTGTCTTCCTCGGGGAAGGGGAAACGAAAGCGGAGCTCTTTGAGCACTGCGGAATCGCTGAGATCGACGCTGTTAGGAAGGGTTTCGACTTCGTGACGTTGCTGGAAACGGAGATAATACATATCCTCGCAAGTTCCAATTTTGATTTCTTGACCGTTGTATTTTGCGTATTCGCCCATGATCTTGTCCTCCTTAGATGGTGGGGTTGATGGTGGCGGCGGTGATGGCCAAGCCGATAAATGCGGCGGTGCCGGTGAGGAATGCGGCGGGGCCGTGGGTGAGGGTGAAGGCGACGCCAATGGCGAGGCTGCTGCATGAGGCGGTTGCGAGTGCTACCGCGAGGATGTTTTTTGTTTTCATTTTTCTGTGCCAGATACCGTCTGGCTCGGTTTTTATTGTGCCGGTTGCCGACCGACTCGGGCGGGCCGTTGGTGGCCTGCGTTGATGAACCTACGGAGGTTCAAAAAGGAGCGCAAGAATTATTTTTATTTTTTTTGAAAATATATTTTTATAAAACGCTTGACAGCGGCGGAGGCTGATAAAATCAGGCTTGGCGGGTGGCTATGGGAATTTCGCCAGCGGTTTTTTCTTTTCGTAGCCCCAGTAAATTTCTTGGACGGGGGAAATAATTGCGATCCTTTGCGGGGGCATTTCGTCGGCCATGAACATCTCGGCGGCGCGGTCGCCGTTGCGCCAGCGGGCGCGGAAAATGTGGGCGTTGGCTCCGGTCTCGGGCCAGCGTGGGCGGCCGCTTGCGGTGAGGTCTGGCCGGATTTTTAGGGTGACGGGGGCAGCGCCGAGAACGTTGCCGTTCCAATCAACAATTCCGCCGGGCGGGCTTGTTTCGATGAGAATTTCCATGGGCTGTGCCACGGGCAGGGCTCGCGGGGCGTAGGTCTCGCGGGGCTGCGGGCTGGCGCATCCGGCGAGGAGGAGGGCGAGCAGGGCGAGAAATGGTTTCATGGGCTGGTGGCTGGTGGCTGGTGGCTGGTGGCTGGTGGCTGGTGGCTGGTGGCTGGTGGCTGGTGGCTGGTGGCTGGTGGCTGGTGGCTGGTGGCTGGTGGCTGGTGGCTGGTGGCTGGTGGCTGGTGGCTGGTGGCTGGTGGCTGGTGGCTGGTG